ATTGAAAACCCAAACGCCTATGCAACCCGACTGACCTGCGCCCTTGACTGCCTTGCCGGTACTGTCTAGGCCATAGGCGTACAGCTTACCGAGGTCAGCATCAAGTACATCCACGCCGACATCCGCACGGAAGCCACCGTCAATGGGGTCGTATTTGTCAACCCTAGCCATCATTCAGTCCTTTCTAAATGTGATTCCACGTTTTACGTGTTACAATCCTACATATAGTCATTTGACTAACATCATATATGTATGCTAAATCATATTGGGAAAATTTCCCTCCAGCATACTTCTCGCGTGTTTCAAGCACTTCACTTTCAGTGAGCTTAGATTGCATACCATTCTCGCCATGAAACCTGACGCTCAGTCTAGCACGAAACTCATCAGAATGCTTTGGTATTCCCCTTTGACTATCTGCCGACTTCCTATAATGCTCAGGATCGTAATCATACTTATGGTGACAACTTCTGCACATCGGATCGTAACTAGTTACAAGTCGTGGGTCATATTCATGATTCCATGCAAACTCATAAGCTTGCTTATCACAGTTCTCACACATATAATCTGGTGCGTCACCATAAGTCTTGCGCACAAGATCATGTACACGATTATATTCAGTCGAACCTGTTACTAATGGTTCCCAGAGCTTATGCTCTAGGATTCCCGGTGCAAGTTCAGTAGTAATCATTACATAAACTTCTGTCCCTGTGTAGTGAAGCCTGGAATACGATACTTTTCACCAAGCCGTTTTTGCTCAGTAACTCGATCACCAGATTTACTACCTGAAGGATGTGATCCACTAGCTGGCGGAGTCTGGTGCTGATCGCCTTCGGCTGGAACTAACAGATACGGCTTATCTTTGGCGATACGCTTTAGAGCAAGATCAAGTCCTTCAATCTTCTCTTTTTCGACGTCGATGTTCAATTCATCAGTACTAATAAACCTGACGACATCCTCAGCATTTTGCCAGCTGTACTTCTTGTCGGTAGCAATACACCATACAAGAAATTTGCTTTCTAGCAGCTTTTTCAGCTTATCATTTTCAGCTTTGAACTCATCACGCTCCTTAGCGACATCTTTGTCGCCTTCAGCCTTAGCCTGATCAGCCTTAGCTTTGGTGAGATCTTTGCTTAACTGTAAATTCTTCGTTTTTTCAGCGTCAAGTTGCTCTTCAAGACTAGATACGCCAGACCCACTACCAGATTCTCCAGCCCCTTGGTCACCGGGTTTAGGAGTAGCTGGCCCAGAATCAGGCTGTTTTGGAGGATTTTGTGGAGCTTGCGTCTGGTTCGCGGGCTGATTCTGATCATTTTGCTGATCACCATCTTTGGGCGGTTCTTGACGTTCACCTTCAGGCATTGATTTTGGCTCCTAGTCCCAGGAAAGGTTGATCAAACCTTAATAGCCTTTATCCTACGCGACCGCGACTCATCGCGCTCTAATAAGAAATCATCCAAGTCCATACGGCTGTTTGGAAAGTGGCTTATATGGTTGTGTAAGTGGATCAGGTGTACTCGTAGCTTTCACAGCTTTAGCCGTATCTGAAGCATGTGTTCCGAATGCACCAAAATTCGATCCACTTGTACTAGATGATGCACTTGAACGCTTGCCCATACCAAGCATTTTTGGATGGGCAATACTTCCCATGATGCCACCACCTAGTAAACCGCCACCAAAGCCTCCGCCGAAGCCATGACCAGGCATATTGGGCCAGCCACCCCAGTTACCGGGCATATTGAAATTATTTAGCCGTCTAAGCCTGCCCAAGCCACCTATTCCACGACCTCTACCACCAGGTAAATTTGGCAACATAGACCTTACAGATGATCTATCACGCCTGGCCCTGTAAATATCGCGATCAGCTTGTCTTTCACCGCGTGTTATATCTCTTACAACACCAGCAAAAATACCCATGACTTATCCTTTATGGTGCTTTGGGCCTTGACCGATATGTAAACCACGTTCACGCTCTGGCAAGCCACGGTACGCCGGTGAAAAATGTAACCGTTGTGTTATCTCATGATGGCCACCAGTCGCATGGGCCTTACCTATCGCCCATCTACGCAGCTTTGGATTAGCAAAGAATAATCGCCATTGCGCGCGACTATAAAACGGGTGATGGCCAGCTGCCGGCTGGCCGGGAATAATACCAGGTGGACCCTCAGCTTTAGCTGCCCTAGCAATCTTCCTAACATCATGCCTTACCATAGTATGTCCACCATTGCGAGCCATTATTTACGCTTCCTTGTTGCGCGCTTTGCCTTTTTAACTGTCTTTTTGGTCGTTGACGCAACAGGAGCAGCGCCTTTTTTGCCTGCTTGTTTGGCCCGTACCATTGCGGTAAACTTCTGACGTGCTGCCAATTGCGCTGCGCTGGCCATTATGTGAACTTTCTGTTCGTTTTGACGCCACCAACTGAGCCTTTGATGGCCTTACCGCTGGCCTTTCGACCAACCAAACCTGCTTTCTTGGCACCACCAAATGTTTTCTTTACTGTTTTCTTTCGCCTAGCCATAATTACTTGCCTTTACGACGACGACCGGTAGCAGCCATCTTCTGAAACTTGGCCTTCCCATATTTCTTACGGCCAATCGCCGCAGCCACGGCAGCAGGATTGCTAACCCCGCCGCGCTTTGAAATTGACTTGGTTAGCGCCTTGAATCTTGCGCCAGAACCTAACTTTGGTTTCCTCTTTGCTGCCATTATTAACCTCCTGGTGCTCCATTAGTGGCCGGCGCTCCTGCGCCAACTAAATCTGGTGATGGCGCCGGTGCGGGTGGCGGCGTTGGCGTTATAGCATTCACTATCTTCTGTGCATCAGCTAAAGCCTGCGCAAAGTCCTTTGTCTCATCAAGCTTGTAGCCCATAATATTGTTAAGCTGCTCGAAGAACCAACTTACCGGCAAACAAGCACCTGGCGCTCCTGGCCCAGCCGTAGTCCAAAGTGAAATCAAATCCTGTAAATCTTTGGACTTGTTCTTAGGCATTGCGTCGTCGAACGCAGTAGAGAATATGGCACCTTCAACATCTATGTCCTCATAAGCAACCATCCAGCCATTTATGAGATCATAGATGAATTGGTCTCCGACATCGAGTAAGTCAAGTTCTTTCTCTTGGTTCTTAGCAAGAAGTGGGCCAAGTTTGAGTTGTAAGGCAATACCACTTTCCGCAGTCGTAACATCAACAACGCCAACAGCAATATCTGGTACCCCAAGGGCCTGTTGCATTGCCTCGTCAAGAGAGTTGATGTGGTCACCAAATGGTTGCACGGTTGTAATTCCAGAAACTCGTCCAAATTGTCCGCCAGATGCAACCTGTACCACTGATCGTGGACTAATTTCCCATTCGACTTCATTGCCGCTCGGATCTAACGGTGGACTAGCATCAGTCCAATAAACTCCTAAACCTTGCATAATCAGAGTCAAGTCCTCATCGGACATGGCCTGGTTGATGGCGGTGATGACGCTTTCAACGCCAGCCAATTCAGATGTACCAAAAAAGCTACCTGGCGGCGGCATATTGCGCCAATGGTACACTGGAATCTGATTGATTTCTGGAGGCAAATAGAATGGGTCTTGTACTTCTTGGATCAGACTAAGCTCTGAAGCAGGTAAGACTCGATCATCCCACTTACCTATTTCATATAGTCCAAGCTCTGATGTTATCCGGCCTGTTGGGAAGCCAGCATCATCAAGCTCTCTGCGATACGTCTGCCGACGAACCACTTCCTTTCCAGTATACTGATTGAGCTTAAGTGTATTATTTGGATTATTGATGATATCAACCAAATGACAACCGATATAATTGCCTTGAGAATCCTCTATTGGAAAATAATGCTCTGCACGAAGCTCATTAATGCTGATTCGTTGACCAGGCAAACGCTTAGGATCAGCTGTAATATGTAGAAGCGCATCACCTTTAATAAGCATGTAACGCTTCATCTGAGCGAACTTACTTGGCATCCGCTCACGTTTAAATAAATTCTGGATAAAAATGGCTACAGTTTGAGTATTAGCAGTCTTTGGGAACGTTGGATCTGGCTGAACATTCCAGCCAACAGCTAAGAACCTATTTACAGCTTCGATACACTTCTTCGCACTAGGGACATAAATCTGAACGCTGTCTTCATCTTCTTCGGCCCAGCTTGAACTTGTACTCGATGGCGGCGCAACACTAGGAATGGTATTAACCCCGCCGCGGAGCGTAATCCTAATGTGCTCGGGACGGTTGTAGTACATGTCATCGTAAAGCATGTACGCTTTAAGACGAATACGGTCGTCATTATTGCTAAGATTTGATATCAGACGGCTAAACTTGAGGTCATCGCGAATAAAGTCGATGGCTGAGTCGTCAATACTGCCGAATATCTATCGGCATCAGACCACCTCCGATCTTTTTCTACGGCTGACTACAGCGTAAACATATTGCACGTGAACTCCGTAAGTCTTCGCTAATTCTACCGCGCTGACCCCTTCGGCACGTAATCTACGAATCTCTCTAATATCATCATCAGATAGTGTAGCTTTATAATGTTTAAACCCACGAGTACTTGGTTTCGGAGCACAACCACCTTCATAATTTGGCGTATAGTGAGTTCCATTCTTTACGGAATCACGAACGTTATCAGTATGTGTCCCCCATTTTAGATTTTCAGGCCTATCATCATCGTGAATATCATTAAGATGTCTAACCTCAGCTTCATCAAATGGCTTAGGTCCATGCCAAGCTGTACACACTAAAGTAGCTCGCTTAATCAGCGGGAAACTAGTATGCGATCTATTATATCCTTGATATACTTTACCTGGTATAAGCTTACCATTCTTGTAAACATTGCCTTCATTATCAGCTTCCCAGCCAGGATAGCCAAATACTGAAAGATTTATGCTCACTTAGCTTCAGCTTTCTCTTTATTTCGATCGGCACGCCTAACGATAGGCATGGAAAGCACTACGATCTTTTGAGTACGACGATTGTGATTACACGTCATTATAGGGCATATATCACAGTGTTTATGGTCCACTACTGCCATTCCCTCCAGTCGGGGAATCCACCCTTCACATTTATCATACTCCTGAGCGGCTTCTCGCGCTTATTTAAGAAGTTGCGGCCTTTGCGACCGACTCTGATCCTAGCTTTTGTTACTTTAGTACCCATGTCGAGCAACGTTCCATCGCCAAAATACCCAATCATGAAGCGTCCGAGAGCTTCAGGAGCATGGTCATCCTTCTTCATTGGGTTCTCATAGCGATCACGACTTAATTCGGCATCCTCTCTGCGTTCTGGATACCTATAAGCCAACATTTCTTCACGCATACGCGGACAATTTCGGCGATCAATCATAAGCTGAGGGCGCCAAATATCAGAATTTGACTCGCTTAACATGGCTCCTTCACGATCAATTCTGCCTTTTCGCAGTGCTTGGCGTATCAAATTGATGCGAAGATTGAGTTCGCCACCAGTTTTCGCAGCTGGCCTAATGTGAAGCCTGTCCTGAAGTGTTCTAGTGCTCATCGGATCGGCTGGATCTGGGAAGAACACTTCAAGTTGTGGTGGGTTGAGCCGTCTACGCTTGATTTCTTCCGCGAATTTGTCTGCAGTTAAACCCATTTCATGTACTTCAGCCAATACATTAATTTCCTGCCAAGGCCCCACTTGGATTAGAAGCCAGACATTCGGGTTGGTAAAGCCGTAGTCAGTAGCTGCGTACGTTTCCCACTCAGGGTTGAAACGTAGATCACCAACATGGTACGCCTCATCGAAATCTTTGAACACTTGACCGGCGAATTCAGTGAAGTCGGCCGCAATTTCTTGAGCAAACAACTCAGGTGGTAGCTCTTCAACCAGCTGAAGTATTTCACCATCAATATATAGCTGCTGTTGATCAGCTATCTCGAACGCGCTTAGCCCTGGTGCACCTTCGAGAGTTAGCAGTAACTGTCTTACGTCCTCATCACGAGTCTCACCGACATAAACGTAAGGATTGTACCAGCTAGGAACACGCCAAGATTCCCATTCTGGGTTATAAAGGTCTTGTCCCATTTGGAATTTATCATAGAAATGGTTGTGCCCAAGTGGTGTAGATGTGTGAAGAGACCATCCTTTGTAGTCGTTAAGCATTGGGCGGATGAATCTATGCCATATTGACGGCTTAGCTTTTGCCGCCTCAGCCATAATCACTCCGCATAACGCTTCACCAACAAGGTGTTCAGGGTATTTTGCGCTCTGACAGTGTATCTGGAATGCACCCTTCCACAAACTAAGGTGCATATTCCCGCCAACAGCGTCGTAATAGCTTCCTGGCTTATCAATCGGCAATTCTAGCATGTTGCATAGGTGCCAAATGACCCGAAATTCCTTCTCAGCAGTGGAATATTCGTCTGAAACGATCCAAAATATGCGCGCTTTGCCCTGTTTTAGCCATTCTTCGGCCACAGATCGCGTGTAAAGAGCCTCTGGCAAAAGCACGTGCCCGCCCAAATCGCTCTTGCCAGTACGCCTACCTGCACACCAAACCTTGTGTCTCGCTTGGCTTTCCAGCACTAATTCCTGGGCCGGGTGTGGGTCCCAAGATACTAGTGGGCTATCATACACCGCCCACGGGTTAAGTAGTGCCGGCATGGCATACTATGGGCTAGCTTGATAGCCATCACGGGTGTATGCGTGCTCTACCGCAGCATTTACCTTGTTAATCACGTTCGCAGTAATACCGCTCGTTGATGGCTGTCGTGTATAGCTACCATCCCAATTCAGCACAACCGGCCATTCTAGCGGATCACTGCTACGAACGCCGGTATCAAATAGCTGTGGATCTGGTACCGGCTTGCTCGTACTTGAGCCTGAAGCGCTATTTGTGCCCTTTGGGACCTGGCCTTTTGGGATGTTCGGACCACCCCATGGGTTCAGAGTTTTGCCGAATTTCTGCCCACTAGCCCCAATCGGCTTGGTATTCGGCGTTCCTGTCTGCGGGCCTCTTGGAACGGCTCCATATGGCGTTGTCATTATATATCCTGACTTCC